GCCGCATGGCAAAAATCACGCTCCCCCCAGGAACCCCGCAGGCGACGTCCCCGACGTCGCACGCGGACGAAATCGCTGCGCTCCGCGCGCAGCTGGCGACCGCGCGCGCCGACAACGCACGGCTCAGCAACCAGCTTGCCCAGGACAAGCCTACGCGCGAGGTGAAAGCCGCTCGCGTGCAGCTGAACCTCCTCGGCACGCGCAAGGAGAACGGCAAAGAGAACACCGGCTACGTCACCCTGTTCGCGAGCGATGATCCGGAAACGGGTCGCTCGCGCGGCTGCGCAAACGGATCCGTTTCGTTCTGGCGAGAGGTGATTTCCCTGCTTGCGGACAAGCCCAGCGATTTCGCTCGCGCGATGCTCGCGGGAATCGCCCAGCACGAGGACAATCTGCGCCCGTAAGCGCCTAGCCCACATCGAAAGCCCCTCACGCGATCCCGCGTGGGGGGCTTTTTTTTGGCCCGCACGCGCCCGTGGAGGCGCGCGCGCTGGCTACCCGGTACCAGGAGAGCCCCCTCCGCGCGCGCAGGGCTCTGCGCTCAAGCTGTGCGCCCCAACGCGCGAAGCACCCCTCGCGCGCACCCCCATGCCCGCGCGCGATGGCCTCGGCTGGGGCTGAGAGCCCCGGCGGGCCGCCACTCAAACCGCCCCGCTCGACCCCCCTCGACTCGTCACGGTCGCCCGCCACACACGGGATGAAAATTGGGAGTGATGGGGATGACAGATGTGACGGGATGTGATAGGCGTAGCGGCCAGCTATGAAGATCATGCTCGATCTCGATCCGAGGGTGCACGCGGTGTTCAAGGAGGTGGCGTGGCAACGACGGATGACCTTGAAGGGCTTGCTGGGCGAATCGCTGGAGGGGTTGGCGGAGATGATCGCCAAGCAGAACAAGGTGGTGGTTCCAGGCGGACGTCGGGAGGACGGACGGGTGCAGCCGGTGCAGGAGAAGCGGTAGCGACGTCGGAGCCGGTTTTTTCTCCGCTGGAGAAGCTGCGGACGTTGACGGAGGCGCAGCAGGCGGAGTGGCCGGTGAAGTGGGGGGAGCGCTGTAATCCGGCGGACCCGGAGGGGACGCGGGTGTGGCATGCGTGGATGCGACGAACGGGGAGGAAGAAGGCATGACGAGACGGGAGCCATGGTCGCAGTTGGCGGTCACGGTGCCGTGGTCGTTGCGGCATCGGGTGCAGGTGGCGGCGGCGGAGGCGGACGAGACGGTGTGGGAGTGGGTGGCGGATGCGTTGCGGGTGGAGTTGGAGCGCCGCCAGCAGGGGGAGTTTGCGCGCATCATGGCGCGGGGGGTGCGTCGCCGGCTGATTCGGGAGCGGCTGCGGGCGATGCTGGGGGCGTCGTGACGGAGTGGCACTGGCAGGGGGCGAATTTGATGAATGAGGAATCGCGGCGACAGCAGCGGGACGCGGAGTATGCACGCTTGCGCGCGTGGCTGGCGAGTGCGCCGGAGTTGCCGGAGGGGTGCCAGTATCTGGTCGTGGTGGTGGGGACGGAGCCGCCGTCGGGATATGGGTCGTACAGTGGGACGTGGGTGTTGCGTGCGCCGGATGAGGTGTGTGATCTGCGGACGGCGTACCACGTCTTGGGGACGGGGAAGGAAATCCTCGCGGACCACATTGCGGACGAGGAGGAGGATGGTGGCGCGTGACGTCGTGGAGATTTCGTTCCCGCTCGAAGAATGCCTGCAGAATTTGTCCGACACCTACTACGTGATCGGGTTCGAGCGGGTGAATTACCAGGATCCGTTGCCGTACCGCGTGCGGGGGAATTTCGATCAGCGGGAGGAGGGGCCGGAGTGGGTCGAGGGGATCGACGAGGGGCGCGGGAAATCGTTCGCGGAGGCGTGGGCGGATTTTCTCCGCATTGCGCGGGCGACCGGGCGGCTGGACGACTAGGCGGCTCCGATCAGGTGCAGCAGGTCGCTCTGGTGCTGGTAGAGGATGACGAGCAGCACGCCCCAGGTGGCGAGGCCGGTGAGGATCCCGGCGCGCTTGCAGCTGGAGCCGACATAGTGGAGCACGATCCGGGTGAGATCGCTTGGTGACATGGTAGCTCGCATGACGTGGCGCGTTACGGGAGTGTGTCACGCGGGGATGCAGCGGTGATGGAGCGCCAGTGGTACGTGGTGTGTGACTGCGGCTGGAAGGTGGCGGAGGTGCCGCTGGAGCGGGCGAAGCAGGAGGCGGCGGCGCATCGGACGGCGCACGGGCAGCTGCACGAGCCGATGGTGCTGCGCTGGCGGAGTGGGAAGCCGATTCGAGGAGGCCATGGCGGACGATCTGTTGGGCGGGGATGAGTGTCGGGACGGGGAGCCGATCGTGCAGCTGGCGACCCGGGTACCGCGCCGGCTGCAGCGCGCGTTCAAGCTGCACTGCACGAAGCACGCGCTCGGGATCGGGGTGAGCGTGACCGAGGCGCTGGAGGACTGGCTGTATCACCGGCTGATCGACGAGCGCGAGGCGGGTGCGACGATCGATCCGGTGGAGATCGCCGGGCTCCAGTCGCACCAGCAGCAGCTGCTCCGGGAGCGGAGCTACCAACTCGTCGGACGCGGGGTACGATCCCCGCATGCGCCGGGCCGACGTGGTACACCTGCTCGCGGGGATTCGGGACGATCCCCAGCCGCTGCTCGAACGCCTCGCGTGGATTGACACGAAGCAGCTGCCCGGCCAGCCGGCGCGGACGAGGCTGGTGTTCAACCGGGCGCAGCAGACGGTGCACCAGGCGCTGCTCGCGCAGGCGGCAGCCGGCATGCCGAAGCGCGGGATCGTGTTGAAGGCGCGGCAGCCGGGGATCTCGACACAAGCCTGCGGGTACTGCGCGGCGACCGCCTTGCGTCCACACGCCGGAGCGATGATCATCAGCCATCGCGAGGACTTGTCGGCGGCTCTCCACCGCAAGACCAAAGCGATTCTCACCGGGTTCGCGCCGACCTTGCCCATCAAGTTCGGCGTGGCCCGGCGGGATGAACTCGTGCTCGACGCGATCCGCTGCGACGATGGCGAACTCGCGCTGCACTCGACGGTGCAGTGCGCGACGGCGGGCGTGGGGGCGGCGGAGGGCGGACGCGGCGTGACGCTACAATGGGTGCACCTCTCGGAGTATGCCGCGTTTCCCAATGCCGCGCAGACGCTTGTCGCCACGCTGCAAGCCGTGCCGCCCACCCCGCAATCGGGTGTCGTGATCGAGTCCACGGCGAGAGGGATGGGAAACAGTTTCCACCATGAATGGCTGCGCGCCGAGGAAGGGTCGTCAGGGTTCACTCCGATCTTCATTGGCTGGCCGTTGATCGAGGAATATCAGTTGCCCATTCCACATGACGGCGACCCCGATTTCACGCCCGACGAGTTGGAGTTGCTCGGGCAGTACCAACTCACCACCGAGCAGATCTGGTGGCGGCGGTATGTGATCAACACGCAGTGCGCCGGTCAAGTGGAGTTTTTCAATCAGGAATATCCCTTGACCCCGGCCGAGGCGTTTATCGTGTCGGGTCTCCCGGCGTTCCCACGCGCCGTGCTCATTCCGATGCATCAAGCCATGCTGGCCGAAAGCGGGCAGCGTTACGAGGGTGAGTGGAGCACCGCAACCCATGTCCCAACACGGCTGCGTGGCGGTCGGTTGCGGATCTACCGCGATCCGATAGCCGGCCATGAGTACACGATCGGGGCGGACCCGAGTGGGGGTCAGGAGGGCGGCGACCCGGCGGCAGCCTGCGTGTTCGACCGTCACAGCGGTGACGTGGTCTGCGTGTGGCATGGGCACCTTGCGCCGATTCCGTTTGCGCAGGTGCTCGACGGTCTCGGTCGCTTCTACAACGAAGCGATTGTGGCACCAGAATTGAACAGTGGTCATGGCTTTTCGGTGATCGAGGAATTGAAGACCAGACAATATCCACGAATCTACGTGTGGCAACGGGTCGATAAGGTCACACATGCCGTGACCAATTTCTACGGCTGGAGCACATCGTATCGGACCCGACCGCTGCTGATCGACAATTTGCGGCATGGCTTGGCGGAATCCGAAATCTTGGTCCGTGATCCTGCGATGATTTTGGAGTTACTCGAATTCCAGTACATCGAAGGGCGCGCGGAGGGCTTGACGCATGACGATCTCGCGATCGCGTGCATGATCGCGTTCCGCGTGCACATCGAGTATCCGATGCTCGCGACCGGGCTGCCCCCACGTCATGTGCCCGAGACGTACGCGGAGCGCGCGCCGCCGCCGTCCTATCCCAACACCTACACGCGCGACGCGTGGGAAGGCGTGGACCGCGATCTGCAGCGGATCCAGCACGGCAAGGGCAGCAGCTGGGCGGACTACGCCATCGGGAAACCGACGGCGGTAGACAGCCGGGATCTGACCGTCGAGCCGTGGGACGATAGCCTGGACGAGATGCCAGACTGGCCCTGGTAGCGATTCGCCGGGGAGCGGGTAGCGTTCCCCCATGGCAGGAATTCTGCTTCCCGCGTTCGAGCAGAACCGGTGGGTGCTGAAGGGGCAGCTGGCGAAGAATCCAGACGGCTTGGCGGCGATTGGGCGGTGGGGGCGACTTGGCTGTGCGCGGCCCTTCACGGTGACGATCGCCCCGCTCGGGACGAACGGGCTGATCTCGCAGGTGTCGATCTACGTGGCGAACCAGATCCCGGAGCCGCCGCAGGCGACGGCCGTCAGCCCGACGCCGCCGTATGGCTCGCCGCTCGGGACGCCGATCACGGTGTCGATGACGCTCACCTACGATCTCCCGTTCGAGTGGATCATGGCGATCGTCGCCTCGGGTGCGCAGCCGACAGCAGTAGACCTTGCTGCGGGCTGAACTCGCTTCTAAGGCAGGGGGGGTGGCGAAAAGGTATGCGACATCCACTTTCTCTTGCGGCGGCAATGTGCTAAGTCGCGCTCGATGCGTGCCCCGAACCCAATCCCGGGGCGCAAGCCCGAGCGCCACCTGCGTCAAATGCAGGAGCCACGGCTTCGTCCGCAACGGACCATCGAACCACGTCCGGCGCGGGTTGAACGCGCGCTCGCGCGTAGCGAGCAGCGGGGATTTCACCGATGGGATCGGTGATCAAAACCCCGAGCACGCAGCCGGCGGCGATCCCGCCGGTACTCGACAACGTCTCCGAACTCGCGACGGTACTCAAACCGCGCTACCCACGCAGCAAGCTGGATCCGATGGGTCGGAAATTCGCGAAGGGCTTCCGCACCGCAACGATGCTCTCGGGTCCACGGCCACTCGAACGGCGACCGAGGCGACCCCGCTAGCGTGGGCGATGCAGCGCGTGGGGGTGCTGGCTCGCACGGAGTGGGCGGACGACCAGGGCATGGTCCCGGCGCAGTGGCGCGATCTCCACGTCGCGGAACCTAGCTCGGGCTACGCACGGCTCTATCGGGCCGTGATCTTCGATGCTATGCAAGGAGTGGGCCGCTACCTCCGGGCGCAGCGTCGGGGGCTGCTGTCAGA